AGGGTTTCAATTCCAAGAAGCACCAGGTAAGAATTGAACGGGGCGATGGCACCGCCCAGGTAATTCAGGTGAATGGCGCGGATACGGCCGGTGAAAGGCGTATCCGGGAACACGTCGTAAAAACTGCGGGGTACGCCCTGCTGCGACACCAAGAAATGCGGCTGGCCGTCGAACTGTGGGAACTTTCCGTTTTTCCAGTTGAACTTGCCGTTTTCTACAATGGCACCGGCAATGCGGTCAGCCAGCTTGTCGGGATGCGTGGGATTTACTTTTTCAAACATATCTTTATCCTTTCCTTGCTTTGAGCAGTCGTTCCATCAGGTCATCCTGCGGGGATACGTCCCCGTAGTCGGTGCTGCAGTTCTCTTTCACGATCTGGAATATCTCGTTCCAGAGCCGCACCGCCTGATTCATGTAGTTGATGCCGATGTTGATGAACGGCGACGGTATTGGCTTCTGCGTCGTAGGATGCTTGGAGAGAAAGCCCATGCGGTTCGTCATCTCCTCGCACTGTATCCACCTGGCGCTGCACATGGCGTACCTCTCCAGAAGCTGGGGAGACACCTTTGCGGCGCAGCCTATCTTTTGCAGCCATTCCCAGGTTTCCTTGTAGATTTCCTCCGCCTGCAGGGTACTTCCGTCCCGCTGCTCGGCTGACAGAAAATCATGCGGCTTCGGCATATCGACACCCTCGACTTCGGGAATATCAAGCACTTCCAGTCTGCGCCCGCCCGGATTGCCGTTCTCGGCTTTCTCCTTGACAGCGGATTTCTTCCTTCCCGCACCGGGTCTCGCACCGCCCCGACCGCCTGTGTTGTTGGATTTTGTCGGCATTTTCACACCTCCTTCCGCACAAAATGAAGCAGCCGGAACCGGCCGCCTTTAATTACCCTTTTGATTTCGCCTTTTTCGCACACGTGACCCCGCGCCGTTTTCCGCAGAAGCCCCTTGTAGAGATTTTGACCGCCCCTGGGGTTCAGCGGTCGCCTCGCGCTTTGTGTATCTTCTCGTGACAGGAACGGCACAGGCTCATAAGGTTCGACTCCTCGTGCGTTCCGCCTTCCGACAGCGGCACGATGTGGTGGACTTCCTCCACAGCAACATACCGTCCGTTCTTCAAGCACTGTTCACAGAGCGGATGCTTGGTTGCGTACCGATGACGGATGCGCACCCAGGCTCTGCCGTAGCGTTTGCCGGGAGAATACCCGCGCTGGAACTTCTCGTAGTGCCGCTCCATCTGCTTTGCGTGTTCCTCACAATAAACGCCGTCCGTAAGGTTCGGGCAGCCGGGATAGCGGCACGGTCTCTTTGGTTTCCTTGGCATAGCCGCCTCCTTTCCGCGCATAAGAAAAGCCCCACGGGATCGCTCCCATGAGGCTCGTCTTGATTCTGCTTTTCGCTGATTATACTATAACATAAACGGCACTGTGGTTACTTGTTGCAAAGTGTTGCAAACCGTGCAAGTTTATATCCTTATTGGTTCTTCCGGGAGCGTTACATGGTTCAGAGCCGAGTTATGCCAGCGGTACACAGTCGTGCGGTCTGCATTCAGTTCATCGCCGATCTGTTCCCAGGTCATATTGTGGATATACCGATAGCGGAGAACCATCTGCTCATCCGCATTGGACGCCGTTGCAATGACCTCCCTCATCTGTGCTTTGAGATCAATGAGCCGGTCGATTTCGGAATTTATCTTCTGCTCCAGATCCCATACCTTCTCAAGGCATCGCACAAAGGGAGCCTCGGTCGGACGGTTGGGGTTATAGTGTTCTTCAAATCCGGGAGAGCCGACAGATCCCGCCATTTCCTGCAGCCGCTCCATTTCCGCGATATCCGAATTGATCCTGTGATCCAGGCGGTATGCCTGCCGTAAGTATTCTTTTGCTGTCATGATAGTTCTTCCTCCTGTAATTTTTTCAGGAGCATCTGACCATCGACTGATGTCAGCACTCCAAACCAGTCGGAACGAAAGAACCTCTCACAATCCTCTATCATGAGCTTCGCGTCTTTGTTCTTCGGATGGTATTTCAGTTTCTTTCTCGCCGTGCGGTAATCCTTGACCGCCTGCAGGATCACCGCCTGGGCGAGATTTTCATAAGGGTCATTCATCGCCTCACCTCCAGGTTTGCCCTGACCGCATCGATAAGGGCATCCTGGGTTTTCTCCTTTTTGCGGAGTGCGTTCATGACCTGTTCGTCTATCGTGCCTTTTGCGATGATGTGGTGGATAACGACCGTGTCCGTCTGTCCCTGGCGATGAAGCCTTGCATTCGTCTGTTGATACAGTTCCAGGCTCCATGTAAGACCGAACCATATGAGAGTCGACCCGCCGGACTGAAGGTTCAGCCCGTGTCCGGCAGACGCCGGATGGATGATCGCGGCGGAGATCCTTCCCGCGTTCCAGTCCTCAATATCCTTTGATGTCTTTATCTCCCTGACCGGGAATCTTGCCTTTATCCGTTCCGCATCATGCTGATACCAATAGGCAATGAGGACGGACTTTCCGTTTGCACCTTCGATCAGGTCTTCCAGGGCGTCCAGCTTGCGGTCATGGATGAGATGGCTGTTTTTCTCCTCATCGTAAACGGCTCCGTTTGCCATCTGCAGGAGCTTGCCAGAAAGAACCGCCGCATTTGCCGCATCGATCTCCGTGTCCCTCAGTTTTGCGACCATATCCTCGCGGAACTGGTCGTAGACCGCCATTTCCTTGTCATCCATCAGGATCGGGACTTCGTTTATGACGCATTCCGGCAGTTTCAGATAATCGCAGGACTTCATGGAGATCGTGATGTCGGATATCCTGTCATATATCTGCTGCTCCGCTCCGGGCAGCGGCTTATAGCTGAAGATGACCTCCGCATTCCGCTTGTCCGGCACAAAGTAAGCATTGCGGTAATGCGAGATGTATCTTCCGAGCCTCTGTCCAAGGTCAAGGAGTCGGAACTCCGCCCACAGATCCATCAGACCGTTGCTGCTCGGTGTTCCCGTCAGACCTACGATCCGTTTCACCTTCGGTCTTGCCTTCAAGAGGCTTTTGAACCGCTTCGCCTGGTGGGACTTGAAGGATGACAGTTCATCGATGACCACCATATCGAAGTCAAAGGGAATGCCGCTCTTCGTGATCAGCCAGTCCACGTTTTCACGGTTGATGATGTAGATATCCGCCGTCTGCATGAGCGCCGTTTTCCGTTCAGTCTCACTTCCAATCGCAACAGAAAAGGTCAGCCCCGACAGATGATCCCATTTTCTGATTTCCGAAGGCCATGTATCCCTCGCCACTCTTAAGGGCGCGATTACAAGGACTTTTCTGATAAGGAACATATCCAGGATGAGGTCAAACAGAGCCGTCAGCGTGATCACGCTCTTGCCGAGTCCCATCTCAAGGAACACCGCCGCTACCGGATGCGTCAGGATGAAGTCCGTGGCGTATCTCTGATATTCATGTGGCTCGTATCTCATCAATGACACCTCCGATCTGCTCCGTGCTGTCGATGCAGTAGACTTTAAAGCCGAGAGCCTCCAGCTGCTTTTTTCTCCTGACCTGCAAGGGACGCATCACTTTACCCGGTGCTTTCAGTTCCGCAAAAGCAATGCGGCCGGAAGGGAGGAGGATGATGCGGTCAGGAACACCATCCCATCCCGGAGATACAAACTTCGGCGCAAGACCGCCGGAGCGCCTTACTGCCTCGACCAGTTTTCTTTCGATATACTTTTCATTCACTGTATTTCTCCCAGACCTGCCCCGGATCGAACCAGAGCCATATTTTCTCTCCATAGCCATTATCGACCTCCACTGTCTTTATGCCCTCTTCACGCTTGATGCGTCTGACGGCGTATTTCGATAATCCCTGTTTCTGGCAGATATCCTGCACTTTCCGGCAGTCCATGAATTCGCTGCCCACGATTTCTCTGATCATTTCAATTACCTCCGCTCGAATGGAACAACAGCCGCAAAATTTCCTTACGCGCGCAAAAATGCGTGTCGTGATACGGTTTTTCTTTATTTTTTTGTTTTGTTTTGTACTATATAGAAAAAGATGTTCCGTTGTTCCGAATTGCACTGTTTCAGCCTGTATTCAAAGGGGTTTACGGTGGAACAGCCACAACCGTCCTGTTCCGTTTGTTCAGTTGTTCCACCGCCTTGTTCCGCTTATTTGCGCTGATAGACGCGCTGCTTTCCGTAGATGGGGAGTCTCACCGATTTCGTTGTCCGCTCCCACTCTCCGAACCTTGTCATGATTGATGCGATAGCATAGCTGTCGGACGGCCTGATGTCCTCCTTCGCCTTGCCGAAGCATTCACACCAAATCTCGATATTGGTGACCGTCTCGCGGCGCACCGTTCCTTTGACATTGAGGGGGCCGTCCGGGTCCTGAACATACTCGCGGCGCTGATAGACATCCATCGTATCCCAGGTTTCCGGCAGGAGCATATCAAGGTAACGGGCAACAAGCCCCTCGCGGTCATCCCGCTCCATTGCCTCGGACTGTTCCTTTTTGGCAAACTCCTCCAGTTCGTAGCTTAAGAACAGGTCCTCTCCGGCATTGGCAAGGACGATGACCTCCGCCCATATCTGGTCGACTGTCTCCTGCGTAAGATCCCAGGGCTTCATTCTCCCTGTACCCGGAACACGCACGTTCCAAAACCTGCGGTTGCCGGTGATATCACGAAGATAGCCGTTCTCGCTGTTTGTGGTGCCGAAAAAGATGCACTGCCTCGGATGGGGAGTTACCCTTCTGCCGAAGGAGGCGCGGTACTTGTCATCGCAGCGGGACACGAAGGCTTTGACCTTCTCAAGGTCTGCTTTCCGCATGCCTGCCATTTCTCCGATCTCATGGATCCAGTAGCCCTGGAGCTTCTCCGCCGCCGTCTTGTCGTTCATGTCCGAAAGGGTCAGGCTGTCCGCAAACCACTCCATGCCGAGTTTGGCGATCAGCGTACTCTTGCCGATGCCCTGTTCGCCGTTCAGCACGGTAATGTAATCGAACTTGATGCCTGGATGGTAGATACGCATATATGCGGCGCAGAGCGCCTTGCGTGTCACCGCCCGGACGTACTCATTGTCCTGTGCGCCGAGATAGTCGATCAGCACCGTATCCACTCTCGGTATCTCATCCCAGACAGGCAGTGACTCGAAATACTCTTTAATTGGATGGTAGGAACGGTCATCGGCGGCTTTGGTCACGGCGATGTCATAGTTCCTTGCCGAGAAGCTGCCGTAGCAGGCATCGATATAGCAGATAAGCTGTGCATCGTCCGCATCCCGCCAGAACTTCGCCGGATGTTTCCAGGGAACCTCTCCGCAGATCTCCATGCCGTCCGCCAGCTGATTGAAGCGGATGTTCTTCATATACGGATCGTTCTCCATGATCAGGCGGATATTATGGAGGGAATTTTCCAGGATGCCGTTCTTGTTCCGCTG